GTCTAACACTTGTTGATGACGCAGACGCTGCTGCTGCCAGATCCACATTAGGATTAGGCACTGCTGCTGTTGCTGCTACAGGTGACTTCGCTACTGCTGCACAAGGTACAACTGCTGACAACGCACTCGCTGCGTCTGCTGTAAGCACCTTTGGTGGCACTCTGATTGATGATGCAGATGCTGCTACTGCAAGGACAACCCTTGGATTAGGCACTGCTGCTACCACTGCCTCTACTGCATATGCAACTGCTGCACAAGGCACACAGTCAGGTACTAACAACACTGACATTGACGCAATTTACACTGAATTAAATGCTATTGGTAATGACGCTAGTGTAACAACCGTTGCACATATTAAGGCTGCACTCGCTGCTCTATCCAGATAAGTAAATGGCAAAACCCAATACCAAAGCTGAATTAAAAGAATATGCTTTACGCAGGTTAGGTAAGCCTGTACTAGAGATCAACGTCTCTGATGATCAATGCGATGATGCTATTGATTATACATTGCAGAAGTTTCAACAGTTCCATTACGATGGTGCTGAGAGAGTTTATCTAAAGCATAAGGTAACTCAGGCAGATATTGATAGAGCCGCTGCTGCCAATGATACCCAGACTACTTCTACTGCTGGTAATAACACTTGGTTGGAGTCAAATACTTATCTAGAAATACCACAACATATACTATCTGTTGAAGGAATCTTTTCCTTTACTGATAAAGGTACTGCAAACATATTTGATATTAGATATCAGATGCGTTTGAATGACTTGTATGATTTTACATCTACACAGTTCTATCATTACTATATGATTCAGCAGCACTTGGGTACAATTGATTTTCTATTAGAAGGAATTAAACCTACTCGTTATCAGGCAACTCAAGATAGATTATATCTTGATCTGGATTGGTCAACAGATGTAACACTTGATTCTTATATCCTTATTAAATGTTGGAGAGCATTAGACCCTACTACATGGACAGAGATCTATGATAATATGTGGGTCAAGGACTATACTGCTGCTAAGATTAAGAAGCAGTGGGGTCAGAATATGACAAAATTCCAAAACGTCCAGATGCCTGGCGGTGTTACCCTTAACGGTGAGATGATTTATAATGATGCAGTTCAAGAACTTAAAGATCTTGACGAGCAACTCAGAACCGAGTGGGAGACTCCACCACTAGACATGATAGGATAGTATGGCTACTAACACTTATTTCTCTCAAGGTACTACAGGTGAGCAAGACTTAACTCAGAGTCTTGTTAACGAGCAGATTAAGATGTTCGGTAGAGATGTATACTACATTCCTAGAACGTTAGTCAAGAATGATACTGTCTTCGGGGAAGACACAATGTCTAAGTTTGATGATGCGTTTGTAATAGAAGCTTTTATTGAAGACAACTCAGGATTCAGAGGAGATGGTGACATGTTCACCAAGTTTGGTGTACAGATTGCAGATCAATGCACGTTTGTTATATCAAGGACTCGTTTTACTGAGGCAGTTGACGATAATGCAACACTCATTGTGGAGGGTAGACCAAATGAAGGTGATCTCGTATACTTCCCCTTGGCAAACAAGGTTTTTGAAATTCAATTCGTGGAATATGAAGTACCATTTTTCACGTTGGGCAAACAATATACTTGGGGACTACGCTGTGAGCTCTTCCAGTACAGCGACGAAGACATCGACACTGGAATTGCAGAGATTGACGCAGTTGAGATCAACTATGCCAATGCAATAAGTGTTAACGTTGCTGAAGGTGGCACAGGAGACTTTGTTGCTGAAGAGATAGTTACAGGTGGTAATTCTAATGTAACTGCTACAGTTAAGTCTTGGAATAGTGCCACACGTCAGTTGGTTATATACAATAGATCTGGTATCTTTGCTATACCTGAGACTATTACTGGTAATACATCTAGTGCTGCATGGACAAGTGCTACATATAATACCCTAAATAATAAGAATGATGAATCTCAATCTAACTGGGCAATAGAAACTCAGTCGGATGCCATCATTGATTTCACTGAGGGTAACCCCTTTGGTGAGTTTGGAAATAAAGGAAGTAGTATCTAATGTTAGGCACGTATTCATATCACGAAATTATCAAGAAGACTGTAGTCGGATTTGGTACGCTGTTCAATAATATTGAATTGCGTCGTGTGACAGCAGGAAAGACTGAGGTCATGAAGGTACCTCTAGCATATGGTCCTCGTCAGAAGTTCCTACAGAGATTGAATCAAGTAGGTCTTAATAAAACTTCTACTCAGATCACTCTTCCTAGAATATCCTTTGAGATACAAGGATTTAATTACGATGCAACTCGTAAGGTATCTCCTACTCAATACATCAGAAACACACAAGCTGATGGTAAAGAGTTTAAAAGTTTTATGCCAATACCATATAATTTGAATTTTGAATTGGCAATAATGGCAAAGAATCAAGACGATGGTCTTCAGATTCTTGAACAAATACTCCCTGTCTTCCAACCTAGTTTTAATATTACATTGAATCTAGTCCCAACAATGGATGAGAAGAAGGACTATCCTATAACTTTAACATCTATTGATTATGAAGATGTATATGAGGGTGACTACGATACTCGTAGGACTCTGGTATATACACTGCAATTTGTTGCTAAGACTTACCTATACGGTCCTGTCCAAGATAAGTCTGGTGAGGTTATTAAGAAGGCAATTCTTGACTACTCTACTAAGACTGAGTTAGCACCTAATGCACCACGTGAAGTGAGATATGAGGTAACTCCTGAGCCTATCTCTGCTGACGCAGATGATAACTTTGGATTTAATGAATTGACAAGTGAGTTTGTTGATTCCAAGCAATGGAACCCAACTACAGGACAAGATGAAACAATTTGATGGGATCGAAGAAGCTCTTAACGTGGAAACATCTATCGTTCCTCAGAAGGAGCCTAAAATGGAGATTGTACCAACGACGACTTCGGAGCAACTTAAGAAAGACTATGATTACACGAGGGGGAATCTCTACTCCCTTATTGAAAAGGGCCAGGAAGCGGTGGACGGTATCCTCGAAGTGGCTCAGTCTTCTGATCAACCAAGGGCGTACGAAGTAGCAGGACAACTTATTAAACACGTCGGTGACGTTGCTGATAAACTTGCTGATCTTCATAAAAAAGTTAATGAGATAGAGAATCCGAAAGGGTCTGTATCTGATAAACAAGTAACCAACAACACTATGTTTGTTGGCAGCACAGCAGAACTTGCTAAATTTCTAAAACAAAAGCAAGATAAATAATCTAGTAAAGGTATTCTTTAACCATGTCGGTATTAAATGTAATTGACACTCAGACAATCACTGCCTCTGGCAATGGCTATATTGTAGTCAAGTCTGGAGTGCTTAGGGTCTATAGTGCAAGTGCATCTTCTATCCAGATTGATGACGGACCTGCAATCACACTTGCAGCAGCAACACCTGAGTTAATCTCATGTGGTAAACCAAAGTCCTCAAGGATTAAAGCAGCAACTGATGCTGCTACTATGGTAGTAACCGTTGATCACGGTGGCACACCAGCACACACCTTTGCAGTAGGAGACTATATTGCAACTGTAGATGGTGGTGACACTGATGGATTTACTTCTGACTTTGAGTCAGCAGTAGGATCTGGAAAGAAAGTAACCGCAATCTCAGATACTACTATTACAACTGACTACGATTCATCTGGTGCTTCTGCTGATTATGCAGTATCAAGTGCTGATGTAATTGCTGGAACTCTTCCACAAATTCAGAGAGGAATCAAACTCACTGCTGGAAGTGCTAACGTAGTGGTAGAGCAAGTCCAAATCGTTGGTGGCTAACTATGGCACGAAATACCAAGGCAGATGCTAACACTCTTAGATCTGTAAGTAGTCCTGGAATGCAGAGTAAGAAGGGTAACGTAAACCGTAAAGGTAGATCCGTTACTGGTGGAGCAGCTATGAGTGGTATGAACATTCGTGGTGCTGGTGGACTAGGTAAATCAAAACCTAAGAATGTTGAGGTAGTAGTCAAGAAGTATAAGAAACAAGTTTCTTCTGACAGAAAGGCTGCTGCTAAAGAAAGAGCTGGTATGAGAGCCAAAGGTATTAAGTATGAAGAGTTGAAATCCTTCTCTGGATTTCTTGATGAAGCTTCAAATCCAGAAGGTAAATCAGCAGCTGCAAAGACATTCTCTAAGAAGAAGACTACTAACCCTTCTGATAGAATTCAGACTAGACAGCATACTGGTGTCAGTCTTTCTAGTGAAGAGGCTTATGACCATATAAGAGACCGTCGTCTTGAGAAGTATGGTACAGGACATGATGGTTCTGATCGTAAATCTACTCCATCTAGGAGTAAACCACAGACTGCTGCTGAAAAGAAGAAGTCTCAGGAGAATTCCAAAAAAGCATTTGATAATGTAGTAGCATCCCTTAAGAAAAAGTATGGAGACAATGCAGTCATGACATCTAAAAAAGAAGAATTCGTACCCATTAGATCCTTTAGACAGGTTACTAATGAAGCAGTAGTTAGTGGCACTATAGCTGCTACGGCTGCTGTAGCAAAAGGAGTAAAGGCTGCTGTAGTTGGTGCTAAAGTTGCCAAAGGTGCTGCTGTTGCTGCCAAGACTGGTGGAGCTGCTGCTAAAGCAGGAAGTGCTGCCGCTGCTGCTGGTGGAGCTGGTAAGGCTGGGTCAGCCGCTGCTGCAAAGAAAGCATCTGTTGCTGGTACAACTGCTGGTAGTAGTCCTAAGACTGCTGGTTTCGGACAGAAGCTTAAGAGTGCTGCTAAAGAAGGTGCCAAGGATGCTGCTGTTGACCATGTAAGAGACAAGGTTAGAAAGGCTGCTGGTCCTAAAGAAGAGGACACCAACGAAGAAACATTACATGAGATCTCTGCTGATACTGCACTATCAGCATCAAAAGAAGCAGATAAGAAGCGTGGTAAACTCGCTGCTGCTGGTGATAAGGAAGGTGCTAAGAAGAAGAATGCTCAAGCAGTAAGACTATACAAAGCATCTGCTGCCAAGAGAAAGACAGAGACTAAAGAAGAGTATACTGTTACCAATGCTGATAAGAAAGGTAACACTCCAGCATGGAAAGGATACAAGTCAGGTAAGAAGAATGCCAAGACAGGCAAACCTCTATACAAGGCTGCTGATCATGTGAAAGAGAATCCAACAAGACCTCATCCAGATGGACAGTGGGAGTATCATGAGAAGGAAGGTCTAAGGACATTCAAAGATTTTGTACAAGAAGGCAACCCCACAACTAGAATGTTACAGAAGTCTAAGTCACAACAGACTGGTAACATCAGTGCAGATAGGGGGACAGACGCAAAAAAGAATAAAGAGTCCCGCAAGGGGCTCGAAAAAGACCTAAAGAAGAAAGGTATCGGATACAAGAAAGGTACTGGTGAATACAAATATGATGATGGATCCAAGGGACGTGAAGTTTCGTATCAAACTTCACCTGGTAAGGGCATGTCCAAGCGAAGGTTTGGTAAAGTCATGAGAAGACTAGGGAGAAAGCACGGACAGGAGACGGTTATTACTAAGGACAAAAACAAACCAGCACGTTTACATGACACTGAGTCTAAGAAGCCAGGTAAGTCAGTAAACATAGGTAAGTCTAAGCCTGGTAAGCATCCTGAAGGATCTGGAGAGACCTCTGGCACTAAGGTAAGAGGTAAGAAATTGTCTAAGACAACAAACAAACCAAGTTATCATTATGGCTGAAGAAAGACGTAAAGTCTGTAAGTATTGTAAACTTACAGCACCATTAGGTCACCCAAGACCCTACACATGGATAGAGAAACATGAAAAAAATTGTCCAGCTCGCAACGAAAGTTAAAGACTTCGATAAGAAGTGGGCTAAAAAAATCCAAGAGAAATTTAAACTAACGGATTATCAGATGCTTGTGTTAGCGTTTGGTAAAGGTTTCATTATTGGAGCAATTCTGCTATAATACATAGTGTACAATCAATCACTTGGACATGTCATATAAAGTAACAGTTATAGATACCGAAGGCACAGAGACTACCTTTGATTGTGCTGACGATGAAACCATCCTTGACAAGGCAGAGGAAGAGGGAGTTGATGCTGCTTATTCCTGTCGTGCTGGTGCGTGTAGCACATGTGCTGGTAAGATTATAGAAGGTACAGTTAATCAAGAAGAACAAAGTTTTCTTGATGATGATCAAATTGAAGCAGGATTTGTGCTAACATGTGTAGCATATCCTACATCTGATTGTATCATTCGCTTGGGTGAGGAGGAAAATATAGTATAATGGGGCATTTGCACATGAGAGAACAATTAATTCGTGCTGTATTAGCACACGCACAGGGTGAAATAGAAAAGCATAAGGTAAACGTTAATGTTTACTTAGAGCATCCTGTAGGTATTGGAGAGCATTCTGATATCACTGAAGCAATTGGAGTTGAGTTGGATAAGATCTCAAGATACCATGATCAGGTTGAAGTTATAAATAAATACTTCAGAGGACCATCGCAAGTTAACGGTTGAAGGACAAGAAGGCAGCAAAGAAGATTATTAAATTAGCAAAGAAGCATCCCGATTGGTATACCAAACAGGATGTTTTTTATGCAAAGATGGTCAGGAAACGCATAAAACAAGAGGAGAAAAAGAGAGACCAGGAATAAATACTTAGGTCAATTGGGATTGAAATTATCATGCCCCAGACCAAATATACCGTGGGTTACCACGACGCAGCATTAAATCACTATGAGATATGTGAGTATGCAATAGACGCATACGAAGCAATTCAACATAGCAAAGAGGATGTCCCTAGTTTAAGGGAGCATCCTCATTTTATTGACTATGCGACAAAGGAGCAGTAATATGTCTACATTAACAGCTAATAAACATGAGATTATGTGGTGGATGAGTAGGATTACATTTATGGTATGTGCGTTATGCTTCTCAATAGTATTCGCAGCATCAGCATACGCAGCAGATATTCAAATGGGTGCAGGAGGCAACTTAGTCTTTGATCCTAGTGAGATAACTATTGCTGCTGGAGATACAGTTACATTTACTAACGGAGATCTACCACCTCATAACATGGTGGTAGATGGTCATCCAGAATTATCACACGGTGATCTAGCATTTGCCGCTGGTGATAGTTTTGATGTTACATTCACAGATGCAGGTGATTATAACTTCCAATGCGACCCTCACTCAGGTGCGGGTATGAAGGGGGTAATTCACGTTGAGTGAAGTCGTCTGGTCTATTAACGTTATGATCAGCCTCCTGATCGGTGGTGTAGGGTGGGTCATCGTATACATATTTAAGTATGACGATTGGTATCCTAATGGGCAAAATGACACCACCGTCTCGGAAGAGTTGCTACAACTTCCGAGTAACGGAAGTAACGAAAGTAGTTGATGGTGACACCATCGATGTAGTAATTGATCTAGGGTTTGATATCTATAAGCACGAGCGTGTGAGAATAGCAGGTATCGATACACCTGAGAAGAGGACAAGAGATTTAGAAGAGAAGGCATTAGGAATAGATGCTACCAACTGGATGAAGTATACCTTAGAGGATACTATTGCAGGAGAGAATGAACTTACTATTCGCACCGAGCTTAAAGGCGGTATGGGTAAGTATGGTAGACTCTTGGGCTGGTTGTATGTTGGTGATCAAGAGATATCACTTAACGAGCAGATGATTGAGGAAGGATATGCTTGGGAATATGATGGTGGTACCAAGAATAAGAATTTCGCAGAGTTAAGAGAGATTAGATATAAGCATGGTACATTGGAACCTGATGAGGGTGATCCATTACCAGAGGTAACTGATACTGGAATTGAGGCAGCACCTGATGCTCCTGAGTTTAATAGACCTCCGCTAAATAGCACCAGTAATATGGCAGGTTTATACTAATGAATGTAGTACAAGCATGGAATGAGATCTCATGGGCAGATGCTATTCCATTTCTTCTAGTGGTTATAGGTCTTTACTGGGTAAAGGTAAAGATAGATGCATCTGCTGGTCTAGGTAGAAAGAAGAGTAGACAACTTAAGAAGGTTATTGTAGAGGCAATTAAAGAAGCCAATGGCTGAGAAGAAGCATGAAATATATCTAGGTAATCCTAATCTTAAACGGGCTAACGTAGCAACTAACTTCTCACCTGAAGAGGTGCAGGAGTTTATAAAGTGCCAAGCGGATCCCGTTTATTTTATTAGGACATTCATTAAGATTGTAAACCTAGATGAAGGTATAGTTAACTTTGACCTCTATGATTTCCAAGAGGACATGGTTAATCGTTTTCATGAACATAGATTTAATATAGCAAAGCTGCCACGTCAGTCTGGCAAGTCAACCGTAGTTACAGCATATTTGCTTTGGTATGCGATCTTTAATGATAATGTCAACATCGCAATCCTCGCAAACAAAGCAGCCACTGCAAGAGAAATGTTGGGCCGCCTACAACTTTCTTATGAAAATCTCCCTAAATGGTTGCAACAGGGTGTGGTCAACTGGAACAGGGGCTCACTCGAATTGGAGAACGGAAGTAAAATCCTCGCTGCTTCTACTTCTGCTAGTGCTGTTCGGGGCATGTCCTTTAACATTATATTTTTGGACGAATTCGCTTTTATTCCGACGCATATTGCTGACGAGTTCTTTAGTAGTGTCTATCCTACTATATCTTCTGGTAAGTCAACTAAAGTTATTATCATATCTACCCCTAAAGGGATGAATATGTTCTATAAACTGTGGCATGACGCAGAGAAAGGACAGAATGAATACACTACAACAGAGGTACACTGGCAACAGGTACCAGGTAGAGATGCTAAATGGAAAGAAGAGACGATACGAAACACATCAGAGGAGCAATTCAACCAAGAATTTGAGTGTGAATTCCTAGGATCTGTTAATACTCTTATCAGTAGCACCAAACTGAAGACATTAGTATATGAAGAACCTAAGAAGAAGGAGGCAGGACTATCTGTTTATGAAGATCCAGAGGAAGGACACTCGTATCACATCTGTGTTGACGTTGCTAGGGGTCTAACTAAGGATTATTCTGCATTTACAGTGATAGATACCACAGAAATACCCTATCAGGTGGTAGCAAAGTATAGAAACAATAAGATTAAACCATTATTATTCCCAGATATCATTCATAGGGTCGCCTCAGCATATAATATGGCGTATATAATGATAGAAGTTAATGATATTGGTGGACAGGTAGCAGATATCATACAATTTGATCTGGAATACGAGAATTTACTCATGTGTGCCATGAGAGGTAGAGCAGGTCAGGTAGTAGGACAAGGATTTAGTGGCACTAAGGTGCAACTTGGGGTTAAAATGAGCACAACAGTCAAGAAGACTGGTTGTTCTAACCTAAAACAGTTAATTGAGGATGATAAACTCATCTTTAAAGACTATGACATCATGGCAGAGTTAACTACCTTCATCCAGAGAGGTCCAGCATGGGAAGGTGAGGAAGGATGTAACGATGACCTAGCAATGTGCTTGGTTATATTCGCATGGTTGGCAACTACTGACTACTTTAGGGAGTTGCATGACGATGATGTACGGATGAAGATGTATAAGGAGCAAAAGGAAGGGATAGAAGCGGACATGGCACCATTTGGTTTCATAGATAACCACGTGGACTATGAGCAATCATTTGTAGATGATCAAGGAGATACTTGGAACGTAGATGAGTATGGTGATAAAGCATATATGTGGGACTACCTGTCGTGAATGTTGACTTAGAGCTTGAGCACCTTCTATTTGTAGAGAGGAAGTGCAGGTTTTGTGGTCAGACAAAGATTCTATTAGATGACTTCTATCTAACACGTAAGGATAGAGGATCAAATCCATCTGCATATGCGTATGAGTGTAAGTCTTGCACCATATGGAGAGTGAAAAGAAGAAAGAAGAGAAAAATAAAGGAGAGTGAGTATCCTGACTGGTGATTCACGGCTTATTTCCCCAGTGAAAAAACACCTTTGAATAAATAATTTCAGCATACAATTTGGCATTCACCTAGGAGATATCACAAATGGCATCCACACAACTTTCACCAGGAGTTGTCGTACTTGAAAGAGATCTGACCAACGTAGTAAACGCAACAGTAGATAATATTGCTGCTATCGTTGGATCATTTGAAAAAGGACCTGTAGAGCAGGTAACTAGTGTAACTAGTGAAAAAGAATTACTTTCAATCTTCGGCAAACCTACTGACTATAAC